GCGTTATGAGGTAGATTTTCCCGATGCGGCTTTTGCTTCGGCAGCGGGCGTCGAGTGGGTTGAGCTTTGCGTTCGGGGTGTTGCCAATATGCTTCCCGTGTTGATCGAAATCGAACTCGATGCGGTTGATTATCAGGATGCGGCAGCGTTTGGGTTGTCGCGAATCGATGCGACGATCGGAAGCAGAGCAACGCAAGCTAGCGTTGATACGATCGACGATTTCATTGATACCGAAGTGGCGGCGATTAAAGCCAAGACCGATTTGATTGTGGCGTTCCCTGACAACTTCGGCAGTCTTGATATCACGGCTGGCGGGGCAATTGCTGAACTTGGGGCCAATGCACTCACGGCTAACGGTGCGGGCGAGGCGATTGAGACTTACGTTTGGGGGGCCTTGCTTGCCAACCACGCAACAGCCAATAGCTTCGGGGCTCGGATTATCCGGTCGGCCAACTCGAATAACACGGTCCAAATCAGCGGCGGCGGCAGTAATCATATCTTCGCCGTTCTTCACGATGCCGAGCCTAATTCGATTCCCGAGGATGCTTTCGTCGATGGTGCATTGTCGGCTCGAGCGTTGGCAGCGGATGCGGCTACAGAAATCGCTACAGCAGTTGCAGCTACTCAGGCCCTTAGCAGGCTCGATAGCATGATCGAATCCGATGGCGCGGGACAATTCCGCTTCGATACGATCGCTCTTGAAATGGCCCCTGCCGGTGGCGGTGGCGGCGGGACGGATTGGACAGCCAACGAGCGGACGGCGATTAGGGCTATCCTTGGCGTTCCTACCAGCGGGACTACGCCGACAGATCCAACGAGCGGGATACTGGATGAGATCAGGGGCTCGATTGGCAATCAAACCATCAACGTCTACCCTGTTTCGGCATCGACTCCTGAGAGAGTGGCTGGAACTACCTTGACTTTCTACCGCGATGAATCGAGATCGGTATCCGTCGTCACTGATTTCACGCTGACCAGCCTAACGCTTCAATTCACGGTCGAGGACCAAGACGGGAACGATGTTTACACGCTTGCCAACGCGTCAATCAATCGATCGGGCCAGACCTTTACCGTACCAGTGACCACAGCGGTTACAGGCGGCAATGGACAGTACCGTTGGTCGATGCGTGACATTACAGGCGGCGGCAATAGCGTGATCGCTATGGGCGTGCTGACAGTCCAGGAGGCGGCAAGCAATGGCTAAGCTATGTCGGTGCGGTCGGATCGTCAAGGACCGTTGCGATTGCGACGGCGGTAGGTCTACGCAGCGACGGCCACAGGCCAGGGCTAACTACGATTGGACCCATCGGGTAGCCTCAGAGCGATTAAGGGCAGAGCGGCCATTGTGCGAACGGTGTGTCATGCTCTATGGCGTGACCGATGCGAAGCCATCGAAGGATATGCACCATATTCATTCAATCGCCAATGCCCCTGGCTTGGCGCGTGAAGCATCCAATTGGCTTGCGGTCTGTGGGCCATGCCATGAGGCTATCGAGGGCGATGAGGCCCAAGGCATGGCTATAAAACGATGGAGTGACGCTACCTATGATGAGGCGTTGCATGGGGCCAGGATAAACGGGGGGTATCAGAATGTTTGATACTAAGGCTACTCGATCGCTCGTGATCGCGCCTGTTACGCTCCGCAAAATTGGCAGTTTAGGTCAGGGAGGCTAGGTTTTTCATGGTAAAGGGCCGCAAACCACTTTCCAACGCGATCAAAGAGGCTTCGGGTGCGTTCATTAAGCACCCTGAGCGACGCAACGCAGACGAGCCAAAACCGAAGCTAGGCAGGCCAAAGATTCCCGAGGCGGTCGAGTCGGATCCAGCGGCCAAGTCTCGTTGGCATTGGGTTTGCGATCAACTCGAATCGATGAACCTTTTGGCCGAGACCGATCAAGGGTTAATCGCGGGCTATTGCCTGGATTACTCAATGATGCTTTCCCTGTGGGAATCGATCAAGGGCGGGCAAGTCTCGGACATGAACGCAAAGGGCGGCATAACGACTAAGCCCGAGGCGAACCAGTTTCACAAGTTCGCCGATCGATGCCTGAAAAGAGAGGCTGAATTAGGTTTGACCCCATCGGCTAGGTCAAGACTCAGAGCACCGCAGTCAGAAAAAGAGGATGAGTTCGATATTTGGCTCAAGCGCAGGACCGAAAGGAGACCGGTTTGATTTGCAGCGGCGTAAGTCTCAAGGTCGAAGAGTACTGCCGATCCATCGAGGATGGTTCGATCGTTTCTTGCGATCGCATTAAAGATGCGGTTATGCGATACCGCCTGGATTTGCAGCGACAGTCTACGCCAGACTTCCCTTACTACTTCGACCAGAATGAAGCAGAGGACGAATGCGACTTTTTCCCGATGGCGATTAAGCATACGGTCGGGGAGTGCGCTGGTAAGCCGATGATTCTTGAGCCTTGGCAGGCTTTTGGGACATGGAACATAGCAGGCTGGAAACGCGACGAGGACGGATCTAGACGGTTTCGTAAGGTGTATTGGTCGATGGCCAGAAAGAACGGCAAGACAACTTACATAGCGGGAAAGTGCCACTTCCACGCAATGGCTGATATTGACCCAGCTACAAACATGCCCGAAGCGGTCGGGCAAATCCTTTTGACGGCCACCAAGAAAGAGCAAGCGGATTTGGTGTACAGTGAATGCGAACGCATGGCTGGCAAGTCGCCGAGGATGCAAAGGCTGACAAGCATAAAAAACGAGAGGATAGAGTATTTGCACAGCGGATCGTATATCCGAAAGGTCGGAAGCGATAAGCCTTTCGACGGATTGAATCCGCATATCGTTGTAATGGATGAATTGCACGAATGGCGCGAGCACCATCGGAAATTCTACGATACGATGGTCACAGGCTCCGGATCAAGAACACAGCCGTTGCACATCATCATTACAACGGCAGGCGATGATAAACCGGGGCTATGGCTCGAAGAGTACAACTACGCCGTCAATGTCGTTTCAGGCATCCATAAAGACGATACGCTATTTGCCCTGATTTACGAACTTGATAAAAACGACGACCCAGGGGACGAATCGAATTGGATTAAGTCGAATCCAAACCTAGGCGTATCGGTCAAGGCTCAGTATCTTCGAGAGCGATGGAACGAAAGTAAATCAACGGCGATAGGTGTCAATCGGTTTACCCGATTTCACGGAAACCGCATCGTCTCATCGACCGAAAAAGCGTTCGACCTGAATGACTTCGATGCTTGCGTTGGGGCTCATAGCGATTGGAACGGGGCCGACGCTTTCGGCTCAGGGGTCGACCTTGGAGCACGCGACGACTTAGCAGCTTACGCCTTGTGTGCTCGATTCCCAATTGATACAGACGCCAAAGGCAAAACGGTTTTTCGCTACGAGATTAAAACGCGGGCGTTCATTGCGGCAGACTCAAAGCGGGATTTGACGGCCATGCCGTTCTCTGAGTTTGTCCACACCGAAGAATTGTTCAAATGCACATATCCGATTGAGGATTTAACCGAATCGCTTATCGAAGAAATCGAGCTATACGGCATCGAGCAAGTAGCCTATGACCCGTACAACGGGCAGCAACTAGGCGAAAAGATAGGCAAGGCTGGAGCGACGGCGGCTAGGATGGCACAGAACCAAGCCAACTTCAATGAAGCTATTCGCGACTTCATTCAGCTAATGAGGGATGGGCGGCTTGTGTTCCTAGAGTCCAAATTGCTGCGATGGTGTGCGAATAATGCGATGATATGCAAGGATCGCCAAGATCGGTGGATGTTCGATAAGGCCAAAAGCAAAGACAAGATCGACCCAATTGTTGCGGCGGTTATGGCTTACAGGATTGCTAGTTTGCAGCCTGAGCGTTCTTCGGGTAAGCTTTACGTCACTTAAAGGGGGCTCGGATGAGTTTATTTAGCGTATTTGCTCGATGGATGGGGCTAGACGATGACTCGTATTTGAGCGGGCGCAGGGTCGGCGTAAACGAGGCCCTAGGTGTCCCTCCGGCTTGGTACGCGCACAATAAGCTTACCGGGGACTTCGGTCGGATCCCTGTTGACGTTAAGCGGGTGGTTGGACAGGGTTCGATCAACGATACTTTGCATGTTGGCTATCAGTTACTCAGGGAGCAACCGAACAAGATCCAAGCCCCATCGACGTTCAAGGAGCAATTCTTGAGCCATGCCATTCTCAAGGGCAATGGCAGGGCTGCTATCATTCGCAACGCTCGGACGATTACCGAACTAATCCCCATGATGCCCGATGCGACCTGGACGATCATTCACGAGGGCGAAAAGTACCATATCACCAAGCCGGAAGATCAGAGCAAAAAGAATCTTTTCGATGCT